CGTAGTTCTTTGCTTTTGGTTTTAAATTTGAGATAGTTTGGTGAATTGGCTTTATGTGCAAATTACCGAAGTCTACAACACAAAGGTCAATCCATAAGACTGCCCTAGAGCTTAGAGCAGAATTTTGCAAGCTTTCGCGTGGCTGCGTTAGTCTTGTTATTTGGCAAGGTGTGACTAAAATCACCTTGTTCAGTTCGGTTTGTAGGCGAAACTTTACTGACAATTAACACCTTCTCAATGAGAAATTTTTCTATTTTGTTTTTCTTTGAAATAAAATAAATGCAGAAGGACTCAATCTTAATCAATTGAAGGCTATGTCGTTCAGATCAAAATCTTTGGATAATATTCTCTAACAATATTTGTCCGCAGCTTCTTAGCTTCGGACATTTAATGTTTATGAAGCATTAGCCCATTCTAAACGTGACATTAAATTCGCGAATTCATTAGATGGTGGCATAGGGTTAGGTCTTATGAGAGGAAATGCTGAATTTGTTAATTTTAACTCATAAGCTACATCAATAATGAGATTGCCAATCAACTATGTGACAGGTGCTCCCGTTACTATGAAGGAAATTAATTCGACCAAACCAGCTGAACCTCCATAAAATGCTGTGTTAGTGAACTGTTCTGTTGAATCACCGATATATAGAATATCCCTAGCTGTGACCGATGGTCCAGAAACATCTGGGATTATATTCTACAAGGTGGGAAGTGGTGCGAATGTCGTAGTTAGATTCAGATTATTAAAATCTGGGACTATAGCTAAGTAGGTTGTGCCTTGTTGTACTAGTGCTGAGGCAGTTGGTTCCCAGTGGACGGAGGTTGACACTATATTCCAAGATGTCCATCCCGCTACTGATGCCAACGGTCCCTAAGTGAGGTCACCGGCTATAGAGTTGTTAGTACCATTAGTTAAATTCAACAAGTCTTAATGAAATACCATTGCATATGCAGCTGAGGACAGACCCCAAGGTTAAACTGAGGCTGCGGCAGAGCCAGTTGCATTGGTAGTTATTGGTACTCTTGTTCTAAAATTGTTAGCGATTGAATACACTACTTCTCCTGATGGTCTAGGTATTTAGGCTTTGTAATTAGCTGGGTTAAGAGCTGCACAGAGTGCTGCCTTTAATGCGTGTTACAAATCAAAATTTACAAGACCTTAGGATCTCTACTCATCAGGTCGATCAGCATAGTTTACTGCACTGTGCAAAATTTGACCAGTGAGAGATGGTTCTGGAGATGATGGTGGTATTTTAAGGTACCTCTGTACTGTGGAAATGATTTTAGGTACATATTCCATAGCATAAGGAAGTGCCTTTTGAGCTACCGAAAATAGTGTGGATTTCCAATCGTCTGCAGCATAAGCTGCTGAAATAAGAGTGACAAGTTGATTCCTAGTGAGACCACTCTGTTAGAGCGCATCTTTGTTCACTTCCAAAATTTTATTAACTAAACTGTTAACAACTTTCTTGCCTAGTTCCGTCTCGTAAGAGGGTATGTATTTAGCTTGTACGTTTGGGTCTGCCAACATTGTCTTTAAGCCTCTAAAAGGATTCTCACCTTATGCTGACTTAACGAAAGTGTTGTAGACGTCTCTCTAAGTCGGAAAAACTGGATGATAATCCTTTGTTAACTGCTACATACGCTGTTAACGTTTTTGACGACGCTGATTTTTACTTACTCTCACGATTTAGGTGCCTGGTACTTTGTCTTCTTTATTAGATTGTTTTTGGTCCATAGTATAAATTTTATTTAACCTGACTTCATTGAGCGTCAGGCGGCTCAAAGAAAACAATCAAGTCTAGTAGTCGGACTTGAAACGACAATGAATAATAATAGTATACAAATAGGATCAATTAGGCTCTGGTGGTGGTTCTTCATCTTCAGAAGCGACTTAGATTTACCCACCTAATACAGTGGTGGCTGTTGAGGCAACTTATCGTAGATAGATTGCATTTTCGAATACGTTGATAATTGAAAGTATTACCTATGCTTTATTAGTGTATTTATGGTTACATTTAAGATAAACTTGTCTATAGTCTCTCTCAGCTCTAAAATGATGGCCGGGCTACCAATGAGTGTTTTAATAAAAAAGCAACTCATTAATTGACCTGGTCGATGTTCCCCAATAATTCATTTTTTATTTCATAGGTTATGCATCCCAACGTTTTTATATTCTATCGTAGTTGACCTTATCTGGCAAGCCTTACATATTAGAAACTCTCTAATTATCATATTAGGTCACACCTTGTGACCATTATTTCAACTAATTATTTACTTACATCAAATAAAACTTATAAATTTCTTATTTATTACTATCTGTATGTTTTATCATTTGAGTGTAATTAGATCCTAATTGTATCTTGTCAATACCCCTAAACAATTGGAAATTGCCATCATAAGCTGATGCCTTAGACAAGAAGTCAATTTTATAAATAGAATATATTTTAATGTCTTTTGCACACTAACCTAGGCCATAAGACTGTTTCTTTATATTGGCAGCATAATACTTTGGAATGAAGTTTTTAATGACCTCTAATGCTTCGAGTGTACCTTTAACCATTACATCATCACCTGAGACGTAGAGAACTAATTCTTTACAAGTGCCGGAAAATAACCCAGTATAGCCAGCATCAGCGGCTATAAAATCTAAATACAGTATTACACGTAATGAGTTACCGAAAGTTGTTCTGGTAGGATGTCCAGAAAATGTTGTACCAACTATTATTACCGTGTAAATTATGACCTTCACATTTTGTATTGTGTTTTCTGCGTAGGCAGGTAAGGATAAAGTCACCAAAGAGTTGAAAACCAAACTTGCTACGCTTAATTGAAAACCGGCTCTAAGCAAATAGTCTTTTGTGTGTCGGAGAAATTAATTATCCACTGCGTTTATGAGTGAATGATGTTAGTGTGCATCGTGAGATGACCCGTCAAATGATAGAGTTGCTAATTTCTTACCTGGGTTGTGTCTTCGCAAATGAGCCAAATCCTTATCTAATCTTGCCGCCAAATCATCATTGGAGTATCCGCAAATGAATGCAGGACTTATCTTCTTCAATGACAATATGGCCCATTAATTAACTAAACCACCTAAACATTTAAGAGTCTCATGTGGGGCCCAAATCTATCTTGGTCTAGGTAGGGCAGAATCGTCTGTCAATTCCGTAACCGGAACATGTGTTATTTCACCGACTTTAACTATAGCTTATAATAATTTTTTGAGAAATAGTCGTTCTGTGAGTTAATTGTATCCGTTTACAAG